CTCCATGTAATGAGGGTTGGAAAAATTACTTTTACTTATTAAAATGTCCCTAGCTCTACCCTTGTAAACATGAAAACCCCTAAAGTCTTTTTTTGTTTCATTAGTAACTAGCATAGTGATTTTCCCCATTTGTACGTTAGATCCTATTTGTATGTTTTTTAAAGTTGCTTTCATTTTGTTATGTTTTAAAAATTAATGTTTGTTTAATATTCGTATGAAAAATAAAACTCAAATTTTGATCTTATTTCGTTTTCAGTATAAGTAAAAAATTCCCCGCCTCTTTCAAGTGTTATAAATTCGTCCTGAACTTTAACAACTCCGAACTGATTACCTGTAAAGTTGTTTTCTAATGTTTGTCCCTCTTCTATTTCTGTATAAATATTCATGTCGTTTTTTTTTTCTTTGTTTTAAAAAGTTTATAAATAGAGGGGGTTATTGCCCCCCCTTTTTAATTTTTTTACATTTCTGTTAAAGTCCAAGTTGTATCTCCCTCAACCATTCCACAGGCTAAAAATTTAGCTAATTTTTTTATGCTAATTCTTTCTATACTTATAGTTTTATATTGAGTTCTGTAAACAGTTCCTTTAGTGTACATCACATTTTTGTCTGTTATGTTTGTAATTTTCCAAACGTGTTCTGCATACAATTCGTTAGTTACGTTATTTTTGCAAGTCATTTTAATTTCTGATCCTATTTTTAAATTTTCCATTTTGTTTGTTTTAAATTGTTTGTTTGTTTCTTTGTTGGTACAAATATAAGTTAAATTTGTATATACTTCCAAACGATAATAGATTTAATTTCGATTTATTTTTAAGTTTCCTTATTTTATAGGGGTTTCAGGAGTAAAAAAAATGTAATTAATTTTTATTTTTATACATTTTACTGATCTTTTCGTTAATTCCGTAGTCGATTAAGTAGTATTTTGACCTTTTAACTCCCCAATTTTTACAGTTATAAAGATCACAATTTAAAAAATTAAACTCAGGTATATTATTTTTGATGTTTTTAACCCTCTCGTACGGTATTTTATTTGTTGGTTTGTATCTCTTCATAACAACGACACCCAAAAATTCAAAATAAAAAGTACCTAGACATTTTGTACTCCTGTATTTAAACCAAATTTTCTTTTCGTTTTTTCCCTGTAAGTAACCTCGATAGGATAAAGGAATTTTAATCGCGATCCTGAAAATTAAAAAAACTAACCGAGTAGATATTTTAATCATATAATATATTTACTTTACTTTACTTTCCTTTCCTTTCCTTTCCTTTGTTGACGTTTGTTAAATTTTGTTCAACACTTGTTAAAATTCTATTTTAATTTTACCACCCTCACAGTCGTTACAATCTTCTAACTTTATACAGCCCCCGCAACACTCACTTGATTGATCTCGGCAATTCATAACCTCGATTTTTCCTATACCCTCACAAGTGTCGCAATTAGCATAAACGGAAAACTCAATCCTACAATCGGTAAAAATTTCAGCGATTTCTAGTTCCAAGTCGGGAAGATCAGCCAACGAAGTATCTACTATAAAACTATTTGTATAATTAAATTTAATAGCCTCAATTTTTATTTCGTTAAATAGTTGATCATTTAAAATTTCTGTTGCTCGTTTCGTATCTCTTAAAGATAATTCAAAAAAGTATTTCATTTTATTTTTTTATTAGTGTTAAATTTAATTGATCTGCGACGTAGTTAATATGCTTTTGGGTTGTCATACCCCAATAACCTAACTGTATTAAATTAGTACCCTCAATAGTTGCCACATGAGTCGTGTACGATATTACTTTATTGTCCCTTACCTTTAGATTGTTTTGATATAATGTAAATTTCATTTTGTTAAGTTTTAAATATTAATATTATACTATTAAGTTTTTAGAGTTAATAACGGGAGCCATTGAATAACTAGCTGTTAAAACATACTCATTACCATTATTATTTTTAATTTTCTTAGTAATTGTACCCTGATTAATTTTTTTATAGTATTGAAAACTTGCAGTTTTCTCAGTTACTTTAATACATATCATAGGAACTTTTAGTTCGCTATCTCCGATAAATCTCATTTCATAAATGTTATTAGCTTCAAATTTGTTTAATAGTGTCATGTTTCTAGTTTTTTGTTTGTTGCTTTCTTACAACAGTACAAATATAAGTTAAATTTATATTAACAACCTAATAAAAGATTAATTATTTTCGATTTATTTTTTATTCCCTTTCATACCATGCGAAGTAGCGGTCATTCATTCCGTCAATTATTATTCTTTTGCCTAGATTAATGTCGTATTTTTCCTTTTCAACCTCTATCGAGTAGTAATTCCACTCGCCCCTCGAGGCTATTAAACAGGATTGAGCGGAAAAACTTATAATTATTTTGTCATTCATTCCATATTTTACCCCGATAGTAATTTTTTCTTTTACCTCAATATATCGATCTCTAAACATGAAACCCGCCTTTCTATTTGTCATAACTTTCTAATATTTCCCCGATTATTAATTCTATTGCCTCTGCGTCCCTGTGATCCTCACTAACATTTAATTCAATAGTCGTGTAAAAGTCCCCGACCAATGTTTCTATGATCCTGTTATCAATTAAAGCGTAGTTTATATCCTCGTTTACTTGTTCCGTCAGTTCGTTTGGAAACTGAAATTTTGCGTTTGAATATATCATTTTGTTTTGTTTTAATCAGGGGGTAATTAACCCCCCTTAGCTTATTAATTTAAAATTTATTATCTCTTATCTCTTTTAATACTTTATTTAAGTTTCCTCCATGTATCATAAAAAAATCAACACAATCTTTTAAACTTTTACAATGTGATTTCGGAAACCTGTTATAACCAAAAGAAAATTTATCCTCTATTTGTACATAAAAATATTCCTGATCCTCTCTATTAAGGGTAAACTTTGTTCTTTTACCATTTAAGTTTTTACTAATTGTTTTTATCTTATTAGTTACAATTTTCCCTTTAGAATTTTTGTAAGTTTTTGTTCCGTCATTCCAATTAATTTGAGTTATCATGTTTCTAGTTTTTTTTTGTTGATTTGTTTCAACAGTACAAACATACATAAATTAATTTTATATAAACTAATAAAAATGATATTATTTTTAAATTAATTTGTAACAACCTGATAATCAATAAAAAACTTTGCTAAAATCGAACCGCTTTAAACATAGATTGAACGAACATTGATAGTCCCGCTAGACAATCAGGGGCGTCGTCATTCTTATTTTTCCCCTCTTTACTGAACGAATAAACATTGTCTAAAAAGGATTGACATTGTATGTTTTCATAGCTTACAAAGATCATTTTTTGAGTAATAAAAGCCGACTGCATAAGTATTCGAGTCATTTTATTAGTAGTATTATGCACCTGTAACATTTTAGTTTTTCTTACCTTTCTTTGTAACTCCCTTGAAAACATTGCGCCCATTGAATTAGACTCGACTCGACAATAACTTACATTCCATTTATCCATTAACGAGGCTGTTAAAGGTATCGTAACGTCCGTATTTTCCCTAGAAAATAGATAATCCACTACATAAAGTTTATCGCCTATTACCCCGCAAACCGCGGCAGCGGTGTAGTCTTTGCCCTGATCAGATACATCGACATAAGCCACGCACCCCTCGACCTGTTTATGTATCTTCCGAAAGTCTATCTCTTTGATAGTATTAAGGTCTGCGAACATTCTACCTAGTAAGTCAACGGGCTTTTGTTGGTACTCAGCCAACCAAATTTCTTTCGCTGTCTTATTCCTTTTATCAATATACTCTTCGGTCGTCATTACAGCCTCACAAAACGACTCGTCCTGTTCACTCAAAGCCCTTACTATTATCGACTTATCATACTCGTTATTTTCCATTTGATAACCTATAACGTCCCCAATAGTCCAACGAGTCCCTATGTCTATCCGCCTACATCCTGACTCCATACGACTGTCGTGTGTTGCTTGTTTCCATTGTATAACCTTATCGTTAGCTGTTTCGTTTAGGGCTGTTTCAATACCTGTATAAAGATCATCGGTAATAGCCAACAGACTCGCCCCAAACCCAATGATAGTCCCGCCTACCCCCGCACCAAAGTAACCAACCATTCGGCTTTTATTAGTGTTCCAACCCTGTAAGTTGGCTTTATCAGGACTCATTTTAACATCGGGGAAAACGTTACTAAACCGCTGACTCATTACAACAGCCCTAACGTCATAACTGAATTTAGCGTATAATGTAGCTGTGCAAGTGTTACGCATGACTGACTCCGTAGGGTTATTCCCTAACGTCCACGCACAAAATAAAGACGTTACATAGCTTTTACCCGCTCTCGGAGGCATAGATACCGATAGACTCTTAATAGTACCGTTAGCAACGTCCTGAAACGCCTCCGCCACCTCTTTAAGAAATGGTCGTGCCTCGAATAGTTGCTTATCGTAATAGAGGCAAAAGTCCCAAAAGTTACGCCTCGCCATTTCGCACCTCATAGCAAAAAGTAAAGACTCTTTTTTGTTCATTACTTTACCTATTAGAGTCTAAATAAGATCGTATTTGTTCATCAGTCCAACCACTAAAGTCCGCCATTTTTACAACCTCTTGCACCTCTTGACGTTCAACGTACCCCCTCTTTTTTCCTTTAGTCTTTAAAAAGAATATAGTCGCACTTGTATTCCCGTCTTGAATTTGTTGGTGTAGTTGGCTTTCTGCAAAGTCTAACGCGACATTTTGTATATCGTCAACCCCCTTTTTAAACTCAGGATCATTATTGTAATAATCGTAATAGGTTGAACGGTGTACCCCTACATTTTTACAGGCTGTTGTAACAACCCCCAAAGACTTTTCGAGAGCGACTAGCAATTTCTTTTTTATAGTGTCGGATGTGTCGGACATAATTTATTATTTTCGTTTATTATTTTAGGAACTGCATTTTCCCAATTTATTGAGTGGTGCAATCTCATTTTCGTATCGCCCATTGGTTTAATCGTACAGCATGAGGGCGAAAACATAATTGTATAAAAAGACTTTACATACGTCCCCTGATCCAAATAAGTTTCGGTCATACCCCCTTTATTGCTTTGAGTTGTTTTCTGAACTATTGAAACCATTGGCAACGTGCCCATTAATAAACCTTTACTTTGTTCCTTTGTGTAAGTGTTTACGTCCTCGTTAATCCTACCTATAAATTTAAACGGTCTTTCCGTACTGCAAATAAACGTATTCATACATTTGCGATATATTGTAGGTTTCTTCGCCATTCGATTATGCTTACCCCCTATAAAGTCGCCACCTTGTGCGATTGATATTGTATCGAAAGGGGTTTTTTTATAAAAGTCTAATAACGCCAATAGTACCGAGTCGAGGTCTGTTATAAATTTTGGTTTTTGTATCTTATTATTATAAATTCTATATTCAAACCTAGTATAATCGTCGTCTAATTGCATAAAGTATTTATAGCCTCTTTTTTTTGCAATATTAAAACAGGCATTTCTCGCATAAACTATTGTTCGCCTATCTCCGAAATTATCGCCCTCTTCGAATGTTTTAGATATTGCTTTTTTGTCAAACATTTCTACATCGTCAAAATTATTATAATATTCGTCTGCTGTATCGTCCTCATTATCTATTACCATTATTATTTTACCCGTATAGCCTTGTTTTTTTAGTGTTTTAACCGTACAAACACCGTTAGCCCTACCATGCGACAAAATAAATATTACAAAGTCATTCATCTATTAAGGATAAATTTTCGATATTCCTGTAAACATCAACAAAGCCCTTTTCGATAGCCTTATCATAATCTATAATTACTAAGGCTGAGTCTTCGATTAACTCCTGAGTACCTTCTTCGCTGTGTGCGTAATAATCGGCTATTTTAGAGTAATTAAATTTAATATGCCTAGTCGCTGAGAGTTTTAAAAATGTTTTTTGTTCTTTGCTTATAGTTGACTTTTCGATATCTTCGACCAATTCATTATACTTAGATAAGTCGTACAACTCGTTTTCCGTTGGTTTTAAGGCTTTTGTTTCATATATTGGGCTATCTACCTTCGTGCTATACTCTTCGTCGCTTAATTCCGCTTTAATTGGCAAGTCTAAGCCCCAATCTTTCAACTTTACCACGTCCCATTCATCCGCCAACATTTCCCAATCCCACTCGCCATAACCGACGTTATCTTTAATAATAAACTGTTTTGCCTGTTCGCTGTTTAATCCTTTTACTACAATTACAGGAACTTCCGTAAGCCCTATCTCGACACAGGCTTTATAACGCATATTTCCGCCTAAAATAGTCATTTTTTCATCGACTACAATAGGTCTAATTTTAAGCATTTCAGGAAACTTTTTAATAGATCTTACTAGCTTTTTAAACTTATCGCCATTAATAGATCTCGGGTTTTCCTTATTCAGTTTTAATTTTCCTATCTCTATTGTTTCGATTTTGCTTTTGCTATCCATTACCAAACTAGCTTATAAATTATGATAGGAATAGCAAAAATTATTATTCTCGCCATTGTTAGCTTAAAGCTAGTATCGTCTTTTAACCACTCCTTAAAATTGGGGTGTTTTGCATGAGGTAACAAAACGTGTATTTGCCTATCTATAAGCCAAAGAAAGAAAGTTAATACTAGAAATGGTACGCCGATAAGTGTTTGCCACCATTTCACGTTCTTATACGGTTTTGCGTCGTTTTTAGCCATTTTTAATGTTTTTTGGTGTTTGTGTATGTTTAAAAAAAGTTATGACGTTAAAACGGATCTAAAGACGTATGTAGAAACACGCCCCTAGATCCTTTTAAAACATAACGAGCCAAATATACGATAATTTAATTAAAGAGAGTATAAAGTAAATTTATTTTGATGTCATGTATTAACTTTTTTAATCAGTCCCTTTTTATGGGCTAAATAAACCCCTTTTAGAGATAGCTTTAACGATCGACAAGTTAAGTTCGTTGCCCTCTCTTTTGGATCATGTAAAGAGATTAAAAAAGAGTAATTTTTTAGGAATTGATGAAGATCTAAGATAGTAAACTCTTTTGCGTGAATACTGCAATTTTTTTGTTTAGATAGGTAGTCGATTAACTCAGTCCATGTTTTAAGCATAATTATTTATTTATTCTTTTCGTCCTGTTCACTTTGATAGATCCAAACAATCATAAGAAAGTAAAAAAATACTAAAGTAAAGCCAACTATTAAAACACTATAATACATATTGAGTAATACCCTTAATTAAATTCATTTGATAATTACCTAAAATATTGTTTTGTTTATAGACTGAGTCGTAAACCTGTTTTCCGAAAACCTGTAAAAGTTGATCCCCGTAAAAATGTTTTGTTGATCTACTCTCTAAATATACTAAAAATTCAGGTATAAACTCAGTTTCTTTGATAATATAATTTTTATCTTTTTTCATTTTGTTAAGTTTTAAAGTTTTAACTATTATTTTATTATTTTAAAATTTTCTATTATTAATTTATTACTGTATGTATAAACGTCTGTGTTTGGCGTTTCAGACGTTCCGATGTATAGGGCTTGACCGTACTCATCCTTTATGCTGTTATCAAATGACTCCTCGTAAGCTAAATAACCCGTAGAACCGAACAGTTTATTGACAAAACGAGGCAAACCCTCTGAGTCGTATTGAATTTCAACAACCTTAGTAAATTCTTTGCCTTTTCTTGTCCCTGTTATTGTGTGTGTTTTTGCTTTCATTTTGTTATGTTTTAAATTGTTTTTGTTTGATTGAACAGCACAAACATATATAAATTTAATTTAACTACCAAACATTTTATAGAAAAAAAAGCAAAAAAAAACAAAAAAAAAGCACCCATTTTACCGAGTGCCTTTCGTAGTGTACGTTATAGCGTTATTATTTTTTTGATAATATTTCGCCTATTTTTTGCATAGTTGTAAGGTTTAACCCTCTATCCATGTTTAAAAACATATACATTTGGTTCGGGTGTACACCCGTCATTACTGCAAAACCATGTACCGACATATCGTTTTCCTTAATATGGTCGTTTATAATCTTACGACAGTCTTTCACTAAGTTTTGTAACTGTGCCGCTGTTATTTGAGTTTCTTTTTTCATTTGTTTTTTTTAGAATGGTAGGTCGTCGTCCTGATCTTCCGCCATTTGGTTAGTAATATCCTTTTCAAAAACGTTGTTTGCTTCATTCTCAGCGTACTTTTTCGGATCAAAGCCCTCTTTATTCAAATGATCTATAAACCACCCCGAGATAGTATTAAAATACTTTATTTCGCCTGTTGGACTCGTCCACTCTCTACCGTTGATATTTACACCGATTTTCACGTCCTCGCCTTCCATGTAACCGTCCAATAGTTCGCACTTATCCTGAACGAATTGAATTATAATTTTTTGAGGGTATTGATCTTCGGTTTCAATAACTATTTCACGTTTTGCGAATTTCTCGCTAATTTGATTTTTTGGAAAAATCGTAACCACCTTACCTTGTAACTCCATTTTTTTTTAGTTTTTATTATTTATTTTTATTTTCTAATTCAGCTAAACACTCTTTAAAATATGTATTCGCTAATTCGTATTGTATTAACATTTCTTTTTCGATTTCAGTATCTCTTTTTATTTTTGCCCCCGTCATTCTTAACTCAGGTGCGATATGATCTACTTTGTGAATTTCTGTATTATCCCACGAAGATAGTAGGTCGTCAGGAGTCGATGTCATGCACCAAATAACCTCCGCTTCGGGTTTGTTATACAAAAGCATATAACCCCGAACCTGATAATCGTAACCTGATTTTTTTATCATTTTTTCCGCCTCGTTATCAAAAGCGGGAAAAGTATCAAAAGACCACGAACATTTTACATCGATTATAGTGTTATCGCCCTCAATATCACATTCGCCTGTAAGCCACGAATTAGTCTTTCTAATCTCGTTTTTTCTATAATCCATAAACCTAACATCGTTAACCATTTTAATCGCTAGATTTTCGTTTCTTATTCCCTTATCTAAAAATTTTCCCTCGATCTTTGTTCTTATACCGTAAAAAACTTCTTTTACCTGATCATGTACATAACTTTTCGCTGTTTCACTTAAAGCCCCTTTCGTTCGACTTTTAGTCATTATTTTATGTAGTGAACTACATCTAACTAATAAATTATTTTCCTGTTTTTTCATTTTGTTCTGTTTTAATTTGTTTTGTTTTAATATCTGTAATAAAATTTTCTATTTTCTTTTTTTGTGTTTCTGTTAAACTAAAACTAGACTCTAATTTTTCCAAAGTATAGTTTCCTGATCCGATAGAATTTAAAGCCCCCTCTAATCTCTTAGCGTCTAGTTTTGGTTTTGGTGCTTCAGGTACTTCATAACCCTCGGGTAAATCTTCACCCGCATAAATGTAAAGTCCTAGTCCATGCAAAGCCAAAGCCTTTGTCGTTGATCGCTGTATCGCCTTATTTACGTCAAAACTTGTTACTTTGTCGGCTTTTATTGAACTATTACGAAAGTCCATTATAGGCAAATAATCAATATGTTCTATGTCGTCGATAGTTACCCCAACTTTTACCCATGCTGTATTACTATCATTAAAGTAATTCATGCCCTCAGGGGTTTCGTAAACTTGCCTACAAACGGTCGGGTATAACTTTTTGACTTCACTCCAAGCCCACGCCCACGATAGATAGGTTAAATTTCCTTTTTTTTCTGTTTTCTCATTTACATTGATCTCATTAAGAGAGTCAAATACCGACTTAGTCGGCTTTGTTACTTTTGTCATGTTTATAAAATTTAGATTAAAATAATTTTGTATAAAGTCCTGTTTTTTGTTCAAATTCTCTTACAATCATATCATTATAAAGTCCTTTGCTTTCAACTTTTGTTTTCATGTTACCCCCTCTTATAGAAATAAATTCCATATCGTATAAGTCCATAGAATTAAGCGTAATTCTTAAATAATTTGCCCCTGTTTGATTTCTAGTTAATTTCATTGATAGAGAATTTTCTCCCGCAATAAATTGTTTTGATCCCGTCATGGCGATAAATTTGTTACCCCCTAACTGTTGTAAAATTGTGTTTGCTACTTGCATTTTTTGTTATGTTTTTAAGTTGTTATGTCTTATGACGGTACAAACATATATAAGTTTAATTTAATATCCTACATAAATTTAACTTTTTTTTCAAATTTGTGTATTTTTATTATAATTCTCTTCACGTTTTAGGTTGCTAATCTGTTGACTCATAGCGTCAATAACTCCATTTGTAGTTTCGTAAAAAAATTTCATAGAATTAAACGCACCGTCATACCTTTTCTCGATTGCGTACTCTTCTATCGAATAAAATTTACCGTTTTCCTGTGCTTTACTCATAGGCGAACCATTATCGATATACTCTTTTACATAAGTCCGACGCACCCTTTCCGTTTCCGCTTCGGCATTTTTCCATTGTACCCTGTATTCGCCCAACTCAGTAGCAAAATAACTTAATAAAGTCGCCATTTGTACCCGTTGATACATTAGTTCGTTTATACCCGTATAGTCAATAGGGACAGCGCGATACCACCCGATTATCTCGTTTATTTCGTCAATTACGTTATTTATTTTCATGTTTTATATTATTATCTAGTAAATAAAAATTTATATTTGGCTTTCTAGCCTCGTCGTCGTTATAGTCAATAGGTAGATCAATAGCCTCATTTTTATTTTTTATAACGATAGTATGTTTTAAATTATACTCTTTTATTAGTTCGTCATTTCTACCACCATAAGAGGCTGTTAATACTAAGTTTTCAGGTATTTCGTTTATTCTTTTAACCCAATATTTTAGCGATTTAGTATAAGCCCAAAACTCGACGCTAGGGTTATTTTTACAAACACCCAACCACGTGTCGAAATATTCCTGATTAAAAAAGTCGCCTGACGAGTGTATTCTTATCGATTTTGCCTCTTTAGGGACTATCGGAATACCACCATTAACAGCAAAGTCGAAATTATCCCACCTGTGATTTCTTACTGCGGGAAACCTCTCCGCACTTGCCGAGTAACATTTATAACTTTTACTTTTATTGTCGAATTTTCCTGTATTGCGATCAACTTTTACTAAACATTCGTCTGCGAAAGGGCAACTATGACCGCTAGGCAAATTCCATTCGTACACGATGTCCCTGTAATAAGTATTTTTACGAATAAATTTCATTTTTTTAAATTTTTTATTTTTTGTTTATAAACCTCTATTAAGTCCTTTACCTCAGGCGTTATAAGATCTAGTTTTCGGTTTCTATTTTCGTCTAACCATTTTAGATCTTCAGGACTGATCCTGTTAATAATTCTTTTTCGATATTCATGTGTATTCGAGTGCTTATGCTGATTACAGGTTACGCATTGTCCATGCACGTTTCGTTCGTCAAACCTTAGTCCCTCATACGTTGTAGGATAATAATGTCCCGCGTCAAATTTTCTATTTTCTAAACTTGTTCCACAACTTACACAACCCTTTTTAATGTCCCTAAGTCTTATAAAGGTATTAAAGTACGTTTGTAACTTTTGTTTCCATTGGCTGTGAGTCATTAAATTTTCTAAACCCTGTTTTTTCTCCTTTCTAGCCGTTTTAAGAGCCTTTTCTTTTATTTTGGTGTTAGAATACTCTATTGAGCATTGAATACCGCATACAACCTGTAAAGACGTATGAGGCATAAATTCAACTTTACAATTTCGACACGTTTTAGGTTTGCGTTTTTTCATATCTTAAAAATCTTCATGGTAGTTATTCAAATTATTCGCATTAAAATTATTTTCAGGGTTCTCGATATATTCAGACCAATCCGATGTCGCTAAATCTATTTGCATTTTTGCAATTCCGATCATTCCGTCCCTGTTTTTTGCTGTTATAAATTCCCCTAAGCCCTCAGTCGAGTTACCGTTTTCGTCAGTCATTTCTCCGTAATATTCAGGGCGATGTAAAAACCCCACGATACTAGCGTCCTGTTCTATTTCTCCGCTTTCTTTTAAATCAGGTAAACTCGGTCTTTTGCCTGATCTAGCAACGTCCCGACTTAATTGGGCTAAAGCTATTATCGGTATTCGTACACTCATTACAAGGCGTTTAATCCCGTTACTTATCTTTGTTACTTCCTGATAACGAGAGTCATTTTTTTCCGACATTATTTTCTGTAAATAATCAACGACGATAAGATCTATTTTTTCCGATCCTGAAATTTTCAAAACCTCCCTTTGAATGTCATTAACTGACTGCGAACCGTCTAAAATATGCAATTTTAACCAAATAGGATCGTTTTTTAATTGAGTTATTCTACTTATATCCGAAACACTACATTCGCCAAATTTTATTTTATTAGAGTCAATATTTAAAATTAAAGATATTATTCGTCGAATTATCCTTTCTTTTGACATTTCTAAACTAAAAAATATTAACGATTTTCCCTGTTCAAAAACAATATTTCTTATTAAGCTAACAGCCCACGCAGTTTTTCCCATAGCGGGACGTCCGCCTACTATCATTACGTCGTCGTCCTCTAAAACAATATATTTTTTTAAATTATTCCAACCTAATTCGATACCAATAGATAAGCCCATTTTAGCTTTTTCGTGTTGATCTAAAACCTTTTCGATACTTACTTTATTATCCATTTCATACGACTTATTATCTAGCGTTAAAATATCTTTAGCTTTCTCGATTTCTTTTAGAATTATTTGACTGTTTGGGTTCGCTGTTAAAAGTTCTTTGTTTACGTTGGAAACCATTAAAGAAACCTGTCGAACTGAATGATAATAATAACATTCGTTAAATAATACATTCGGGTTTAAAAGTTCTATTGTACCGACTTCATTTTGTAACATCGATATTTTATAGGCATATTCATCGTGTAGTCTGTTTTTATCTCTTAACCACGAAACTATATTTAAAATGTTAATATGTTCGGTTTCGGCTATTGAGATCATGGACTCGTAAACGTCCTTATGAAACCTAATATTAAACCATGTCGGATCGATTTGATATAATAATTTATTTTGATCCTTTTTTCCTGACGATAGTATTAATCCTAAAACTTTCGTATAAACGTTGTTCTCTATTTGCATTTTTGTTATGTTTTTTAATTAAAATATAGGTTATAACCATTACAGCCAAACCCCAACTTGTTAAAACTAATTCTATCATGTCGTTGGTACGTATTTTTGTTGTTGATGTATAAAACCGAACTTGTCAATAGTTGCCGATCTACTAAAATATTCTAGCGTACAATATTTGTACACATTATCTTTATGAAATTGATCCGAACTCGCTTTGATCATAGCTGTACGAATATTTATGATAGTGTAACCCTCTTTTAATCTAGCTGTGTATTTTGCTTTTAAATTATCCGCAAATACTTTATTGCTTTTTTTAAATATTGCATTAAAATAAATTAAAAGATCATTATAATTAATACTATTAATCATACTTTCTTTTACTTTACTTTCATTTACTTTGTTTTCCTTTGTTGGCATTTGTTTAACACTTGTTGCATTTTGTTGACTTCTAGCAATAGCCGATTTTTTCCCCGCCTCACTTCGAGCCTTTTTTATTTTATTCCTTTTTTCTAAATTATCTAAAACCCTTGGCGAGTAAATATAATCGTTTTCTTTTTGGAATAATTCACAGGTGTTAATCGAATAATCAATAACCTCTTTAATTGTTTTTATATCTTCTTTGAATAAACTAGCGATAGCCTCTAAAACGTAAGGTTTTAAAGATAGTTTGTGTTCTGTATCTTCATGCAACATTTCGACAATACGCCAAAATATACCGTACCCTTTTGCACCGAACTTGCCTATTAGGGCTTGAATTTTCGGATCATTAATACACGAATAATCGTGTGAAAAGTAGAATGTTTCTTTTTTCATTTTTGTTATGTTTAGGTGTTAAAATTAATAAATTTTATAAACTTTAAATTGATCTATTGGAATGTATGCGTTTCTTTTTTGAACTTTCTCTTCAGTATTTTTGTTTTTTTTTGCCCACGTTTTTAAAACATCGTATTTAATTATAACGTTTCCATTATCGTCCGTTACCTGTAAAGTTGTATAAATGTTTTCGTTTGGAAAAAACCCGCAAAAAATAAATGGTATTTGCAAAGTCTTTGAAAGTTCTATATTCGCCAAAAGTTTCGCCTCAGTTAATAACCACGTTTTTTGACTTTTAACATAATCCCACGTAACATTATATCGACCTCTATTTTCTATTGAGGCTATCATGTAACCGTTTTTTACTAGAATACCGTCAGTTCGTGCAAATTTGGATCTTTCTTTGTGAGTTTCTATAAATTGCCATTCTGCGTTATTATCTTTTTTTTTACAAATATCTAGCATTATTTCGATCATTTTTTGCTCAACGTCGAGAGTTTCCTGAAAACTCATTTTATTAATATTCATGCTATTATTCATAATTCATACGACTTTGAAAAATCATACAACACGTTCCGTCGATTATCTCTTCACGATATTCACGTTCCTCAGTTAATAAAACATGGTATTTCAGTTTGTAAGTATCTAAAGCGAAAACTCCGCCCCTGATTAAGTCCTTTACGTCCCAAATATTTTTACCTATTTCGTCGTATGTCTTAAAGTATAATTGTAATTCTAGTTTCATTTTATTGCGTTTAAATAGGTTAAAAATAATTCCCTGTTAAAACTTGAACGAATACAATCTTCATCGTGTTTGTAGCTGTTTTCCCAAAAATGTATCTTTTCGATGTTTCCCTTTTTGAGTAATAAGTTCTTTTTAAGATTACGCTTAGTATCTGTTTTAAGACGTCTGTTACGTTTAAATAGTTTCATGTTATGTTAGTTTAGTTGTGTTTGAATTACTCCCTGTAATTCGTTTAAAATGATTAATTGCTCTTTATACCTGTCTAATATTGGTTGGGTAAAGTAATCGACAAAATATTCCGTTTCTTCTATCAATTCGATATAAGCCTGTATTTGACTGTAAACAGTTACATCGTTATAAAAATGAATATCGAAATTTATTTCAGGTCTTTGTTGGATTATTTCTATTTTATGGGTAAACATTAATATCAGGTCGAAAGAAACCCCACCGCTTAAAAATAGGTCGGAAGAGATCCACCCGTCCGAATACATTTCTCTTATTATATTTTGAGTCGGTATTTTATTTTTTAGATCCATTTATGTAAGTGTTATTGTTAATATATTTCTTTTCAATTTTAAAAAACCGCTGTCCTGTATTTCTCCTGTAAACTTTAAATCGATTAATTTTCTTACAGTCAAACTATCAAAAGCGCACATTATATTCATTCCCCCATGTAGTGAGATTTCGATGTTAAAAATATTCATTTCTTTACAATGTTCGTCGATTAGTTGTAATATTTTTTTTGTCTGTTTGTTTAATATGTTTCTTTTTTCCATTTTGTTATGTTTTAAAAATTAATTATTTATTTCTGATCTTTTGTAATTTCCTGAATATGTAAAACTATTAAATGTCTTTAAATCTATTATTTTATTATCCTTTAAAACTTTATACATTTGGTTTAGTCTGTTTAATAAAACTGTTGAAACTATTACCTTACCGTTTTTAACAGAATTTACAAAAAAAACATTATTGCTTTTTTCATTATAATAAATTCCTTTAATCTCGTTTTGCTCTTTTGCTTTCATTTGGTTAGCTTATTTAATTCCTTTGTTACCTTTCTTAATTTGTTTCTAAAGTCTTTAACTTTTGATTTAAAATATAATCTTTGTTTTTTGTCTTTAGCTGTAAAGTGCTTTTCTATGTTTAAATCTATTAATTTTCTGTACTTCTCTTTATCTCTTTTGGCTAATCTAATTAATATTTTATTAGCTTCTCTGTCTTTTAAAATTTCTACTTTCATTTTGTTATGTTTTTTAGTTAATAATTAATTGAACAGGACAAACATATAAATTAATTTTGTATAAAACAAACTTTAACAAACTTTTTTTTTGTTTAACAAAATAATAAGCATAAAAAAAGGGGGCTATAATCCGAAAACTATAACCCCCCTTTGAGTTCAACACCTTGAACATCAAAATAATTTATTTATTCAGGATCGAACTCGTTTATTAAAACATAAGTAACGAACTCCTGTTTGTCCGTTATCCATGCTTCACGATAATAATTCATTTGTTCTAGGTACTCCGCCCTTTCATTAATTACCTGACAACCCGCAGACCAACCGCCTATGATCCATTTAACGACTTTTAAGCTATTCAAACTAAAATCGTATGTGTTTGTGTGATAGTTGATACCGTAATAACCCTCGTAAACCTTTCCGATCTCTTCGCTTTTACCATTCATGTTTCCGTCCCTGTGAACTTTAACCTTTGCCCCGACCTGTATTAGTGCTGTCATTTTTCCTTTATGTAGTCCCCATTGCCAAACATCATAATACCACTCATTCGCTTTTAGTATTGCTGTACCGATTTTATTGTATCTACGAAACCCCCCGCTTAATATTGTCGAACTTGCATTGGTCGTTCCTGACATTACACGAATAAACTCTTCGCCCTGATATTCGTAAAACTTGTCATCGTACCTATCGGTTTCATCTTCATTTGAACGAACCCCAATTATCCAACGACCTTTCGGAATTTTCTTAAAACTCGCTAAACTTTTTACCTTATCTAAAAGTTGTTTATCTGTGTATTCCTGAATATTTGATCTCATAAAAAGAATTTAATTATTTTATAAAGTATTAATAAAAGTATGATTATTAAAAAAGAAATTAGAATTATTCCGCCCCATTTTTTAAAGTCATTTTCTTTTTTTGCTTCATAATATCTGATCGGAATTTTACGTTCAATTATCTTTTCGAGAAAAATAGTATCACACGTCCCCTCGATAAATATTGAGTCGTGAACAGCATACATTTTTATTTTTAATCTTTCCTTTTCTATTAAAATTGTATCTCTAAGATTTACTAAAAAACTGTCAATTTTAAAAAGTGTATCAACCGAAATTTTAGGTACTTCGATACGAATTGTATCAACCACTTTTATCGTGTCTTGCGTATGAACGTGAGGGTATTTTTTAACCAATCTAGCATGACGTTTTAGAGGCGAACAACCAACTATAAAAATGATTGAATACATAAAAAATAATATAATACCTAATTTTTTTACCATTATTTTCACTTTTTGAAAGCCTTGCTATCAAAGGGCTACAAGGCGAATCGACGAACTATCTTTTCTGATATACTATATCCCGAGAGTACCCTAAATCGCTTAAACACGCTAAAAACCCCCTTAAATTAAATTTAACGTTTTTACGCTATTTCACGTTTTTTACGCCTATTTTTTTCACTTTCTTAGCTTAGAAACAGCGTCGATTACGGACTGTCCCCCGATGTAAATTAAAGCCACATTTACCCACTCAACCGACTCGATTTTTCCGAACCCGACAAAGCAACTAGCCACAATAAATACACTCAATTTCTTACTTACAAAATAACCTAAAAACTTATCTATTTTACCCTTCATAACTATAATTTTTTTACCCCGTTTTCAGCCAAAATGCTAATTAAATTATTTACATTCTCTGTTAAATTTCTAACGTTTTTGGTTAAAGCACAAAGTTCTAACGTCGTCCTTTCTTCGATCCTTTTAATGTCGTTTTCCTGTTGCTTTGCGACTAAATCAATTCGACCTTTATTTTTTCCCGTATCTTCCACAACCTTTTTTAAATCACTAATTAATCGAGATATAAAAAACCCGATTACTAATAACAATAAACTCATTAACGAGCCACTCAAAGCCAACAACGTTCCGTCCATTTTTAAAAATATTATTATTTAAGTAATGTACCTGACGTTTCAGGCAATACTACATACGCTGTGTATTTACTTAAAAAATTCAGTAAACCGTCTGAGTCAATAGCTTCGCCACTTACTGAAATTTTACCCTCGTCCAACTGCGTATAAGTAATATAAAGCCTACCACCCGTAATAGTGTTAATTATCTCTATGTCCGTAATCTCTTCGGGTTTGCTAGTGTTTAAGTAAAGCCTTTGAAAGTAACTATCTTTTAAACTCCAACGCGAGTTTTTAATTATTCCTTTTTCCCCTTTTGGGGCTTCGTAAGTAGTTATTACCTCTACGTAATTGTTTACTAATTCTAATTCGATTGTTGCTATTGTTGCCATTTTTTTTGTTGTTTTTTTATTAATAATAAGTTCTTTTGTTTTTTGTTTTGTCCCCGACTAAACAAGTTAAAACCGCTTTACGTTGTAATTTGTCTAAGTAATCTATTTCGGGCGAGTCCTGTACAATCACAGGAACGTCGTTAATACGATAGCTGTTATTAAAAGCGTTATAATCACTTATAAACATATCATTCTCACTTAATAAGTATAAGTCCGTTAATCGCCTTATTGTTTCATCTGTGTACGGATCTGTATTTATTTCGTATGTATCTAAGTTTTCCCTAACCACAGACCGAACGACTCTATTTTGATAAATTAAATTATCGATCTCCATGTTCGGCTGCCTATTTCCTATAAAGCCATAAAAACGAATACAATCTTCGACCATTGAATTAGTGAAATCAATATCTTCGATTTGCTGTTTTAAATTTAATAGTACCCTTATTCTCGCAGTACCCAAAGCCCTTTCGATTGAATACTCTTTTAAATCATAAGTACCCCATTCAAAATTTCCCGTCATACCGCCAATAGTATAAGATATTAAAATTTTATAACAACCCTCTCCGTCGCTAGATAATACGTCCCTCCAATAGATAGTCCTATAAATTGCGTTTGGTTCGTTAGGAAACGTTATAATCGATATAGCGTACGATGTTGGCTGTCCGTCCTTAGTTAATAAAATAGTAGCCGAGTCTGAAGGATCGGATAATTTGATCCATGCCGACGTTACGTCATTTTTCCATGTGTCCGTTGACGTTGTACTCGCTAAAACAAGTTGCGGTTCACAGCATTTAAAAAAGCCCCTGTTTTCCTCTTCAAATATTTCAGGCAATTTAATACTTTGATATTCCTTAAAGATACGTTCTTCAATAGGAATACACACACAAACACCCTCTTCGACTGTAATAACTAAATCCTCTATTTTTGTCGTAAAAATTAAGTCAATAGGGCAACCTATATCCTTTGTAGGGCTAGGCGTTGTTTCAGCTAAAAAAGGTGCTAACGAACCAACAGCCCCGCTTATTACCCATTGTCCCGCTGTTACTAGCGTTGTGTCAGGTATAAACCAAAGATAATAAACAATAGAATTATAAACAAAAACGTATGTCGGTCTGTTATTAAAAATAATTCCACTAGCTGAAATATTTTCGCTATAAGGATCTTCACCGCTTTTTAGTATTCCTAGTAAAATACATTCGCAAGTTTCTAAACACTCACGAGTTAACATATCCGAAATATAGGCATTTGAAGGTATATTAATACTTTGTACGCTACCCTCAGTAGCGGGACAAGTAACGTCAGCAAACCACGTTGCTATATTGTTATTTTGAACTCCGAGTATTGGCGACATTACCCAAAGTTGTTCGCTAGGTTGCCACCACCAATAGAATATCGTACCGTCGTCGTGTTCAAATAAATACGCACAACGACCGTTATACGAATCTTCCTGAGCAATCAAAGGGGCGATATGACCTACCCCCGAGTTATCAATATACTGTATTTCTAAACAACAACAATCCGACATTTTTAATATGTTTTATAAAGTACAAAATTAGCCGAGTAGATATCGTCACCGCCATTTATAACGTTCCATTCTAAAGTTATATCTAAGGTATTGGATATAGTAGTGTCAATAGGCTGTACGTCCTGAAAGATATACCCAAAAACTGTTCTGTTTCCGTCTTTTGTATAGACAAAATTACCGTTTGTACATATTTGACCTACCGCACCAATACTAGCGATAGTAAAGTCGAGTTCGCACTCCCAACCCTGATCCGTTGCAGTATCTAATTCGAAAACTCCTGTACTCGCCAAAACCGTTGTACCCGCTTTAATTCTTAATATTATTTCCGATCTTCCTCCGCCCCCTGTTGCGTTTAATTTTCCGCCAATTTTACCATGAAAAGAGTCGCCAACTACAAAAGCATTTGCGGGAATACTCAACGATCCAACCCCTGAGCCGACCAAAGTTTGTTCGGGGGCTGTTGTTATTGGTGTGCTAGATGCGGTTTGCGAATAGTTACCTATTTTTAAAGGTGTTTGCCACGAAACTTGTCCTAAACCGTCAGTCGTTAAAACCTGATTATTTAAACCGTCAGTAATTGGTAAAGAGTAGTCGTCGTTTATTCTTACCTCTCCGTTTCGTACCATAAAAATACTTTCAGAGGTTACGGTATCTTCTATATTAAAACCATTATTATAGGCGTTGTTATTTATTATAAAAGTTACATTATTGACTCCTAATTGATCCGATACAATTACAAGTTTTCCGAGATTATTAAACCCTAAATTAAACAAACCACCGTCAACGGTTCTATTTGCTGTTAATACTCCGTCGATACTATAAAAATTATCTGAGGTTATACCCGCTTGAATACCCGCTTTTATAGTCGATCCTTTTATCTTAGCTGTTTGATAGTTTGCACCGTCAAAATAGTCGATGTCGTAATAGTCGTCGTCGCCAAAAGTTAGTCTTTCTAGTGCGTATTGGTTTATCTTAATTCCCATTTTTTTATGCTTTTATTTTATCAATGTCTAAAGTAGTAATTTTTATAACGTTATCCGTTGTTATTTTTTCCGTATCTTCTAAATCGAAACAACCTTCTTTTATTTTTGCTGTTATTTTTACCCCGTTTGTTAAGTCAATTTTTGAACTATCAAAATAACATTCCATTACCGCAGTATCAGGACTAATATAATTTATTTGAATATACAACCCCGCTAAAGGTGTTAAAGGGTTCGATGTATTATTGTCAAAAGGGACAACCGTAGAACAGATCCAACGTTGCGACGACTCTTTAGGCTCGATAGTTAACATACCCCAAGTTTTTAAAGTGTCCCACGCAGCGGGTAATTTAATATGAGTCGATCTTATTCTCATTAATTCGCCTGACGGAATAACAGAAACTAAACTACTATCTATTTCCCTGATTAAGTCAATTTTACTATCGATATTGTCGTCATTATCGTACTGATTATCAATAAATTCGTTTGAATGAGTATAAGCCAAACCGTCCTTTATTAAAGATAAGTGTATTCTTATAACCCAATCCGCGATATTATCGTACTGTTCCCAATTTTGGTTTTGGTTTGGATAAAAGTCAACGTTCGCATTTGCCTGAGAAAGCCAATATCTCCAATTTAAGACCATAGGATAGTAAATCGATACTCCATATTCAGTCGGTGGCAAATCGGACGTAGGATCTAATAAAAGTAAAGCGTCTTGTTTTACCGAAGTATTTGGTAAAATTGTAACGATACTTTGAGTTTCATTAAGTAATAATTGCCCCGAACCTGATATTTGAACCCCCGCAAAAGAGAAATTTGTTTCCTGTAAAGTGAAATCTTGTTCGTTTACTAAGTTATAAGCCTCAACCCTAACTTGAAAAGACTCGTAAAGACCATAATATTCGAGTCTAAATTTACCATAATAAGCGATATCGTCCTCAGTATCAGCACTAAAGCCGACCTGTGATCCAATTATTTCAGTTATATTTTGGCTATGATCTAAAAACCCGTAGTCGCTAACCATAGGTAAAGCCCCACCAACGGGGGGTTCGCAAGTTAGTTGATCCGCATAGGCTAATAAATTAATATTTCTACATTTTACCCAAACATAAAACAACCTATCGCCCTGATCTAATCCCGCCATAAAAGTATTAAATTGAGCATTTGGCGTAAAAAGAATTTCGATAGTCGTCTGAGATAGTGTGACCGATGTACTTAATATCTCGATAGTATAACCCGCCCCTAACGAGTTTAAAGGGCTATTAAGCGTCGTTGTCGCGATATTGGTAGTTTCCACTATCATAGTGATAGGAACTTGCGAGGACGCTTTATTTTTGTAATAAGGATCGTTTATAGAGATATAACAAGCCCCGATACCGATGTCAGGATCGATACCGTCAACCACGATAGTATGATTACTAGGTACGCAATAATCAATTTCATCAATACCCTGAATTAGCGAAGAGTCAACTATCGACGTATTATTTGCCTGATTAAGCCAACCCGTATTACCGCTGTCGTCTAAAATAAAAGTAGTTCTATCAAATGGTTCGCCCGATATACTCGCCCATTCTCCTTTTACAAATAGTTTTAAACAGTTAGCAAAATCAAACCACGAAGAGTTATAAACTCCCGAATTTATTACCTCTAATGTAATTTTATGTGTATTCCAATTATCGCCATTATCCGCACCCCTGTAAAGTGAAACGCTTTCTAAAAATTGCCCTGATTGATTACCGACCGCATTTCCGACAATAGTCTGTCCGACAGTCATATTAACGACATTTGTAAAAGTAAATCGAGAAACCTCTCCGTCGATTAAACTAAATTGACTACCTGTACCGTCGTTTAAAGAATGATTAACTAAAACGTCTAAATCGTCCCTAGAACGAGGCGTATTGAAACCAACAGTCGGGGGTGTAACTCCGTAATGATCCAACGCATAAACTCGAAAAATATCTCCTGTCGCTATCCATGACGGAAAATAATTAAAATCGCAGTCTTGATCGTCAACGTAATTAATTGTGCTAAACCATTCCGATATTACAGCCCCGATACTACTAAGCCTTTCACATTTAACCCAATTACCAACTCTAAACCCCTCTTCGATCCATGATACCGTTGGACTTGTTACAACGTTCGTTATCGGATTCCAAGTCAAAGGATTATTAATACTTGTAATCTCGATAATAGACCGAATGTTTATTTCAGCGGTAATTTTATCGCCCGAATTACTTTTATAAAAAGTCGTAGTAACCCCGTTAAAGTCGGTATATTCAGCGTTTATGATTTGAACAGGCATACGTTTTTTTATTTGTTATATTTGTTTAAAAGATCCTGAATACCGTTAAAATTGCCTTTTTTCATTCCCCTAATCATTTCGTGAGTATCTAAATGATACGTTTTTACGTGCTTATACTGTTCGGGTGTTAATTTAGAATACGCCTCGTCCTGTAATTTAATCAACCTTTTTAAGTGTTTATCCATTTCAGCAAATTCGCCATTGTCTTTTAAACTCATTTTTTTAATCATTTAAAGTTATTACCTCGACCTTTCCCTGTGCATAATTATACGGTTCTTTGTAAGATATAATCGCCTTACTTTCTTCGTCAATATAGTTAATAGAAAGTATTTCGCAAAGAACCCCATTTATAAAAGCATAGTTGTTATCTAGCAAATTTACGAAATCTGATGAATTTAAACGAATTGCGATGTCATTAAATACTTTATACCCGTTTATTTGTATCTCATTAATCTTATGATATTTTTCGTAAATCGCACTCGCCTTAATATAATTAACGTAGTCGACAGGCTGTCGCCCATTGATAGCCCATAAAACTTTAGTAACTGAGTAAAACTGAGATGTTACTTGTATAACTCTTAAACGATCCTCGATAATACTAGCATAATTACCGCTACCGCCTAAAAAATTTATTATATTATCCATAGTTTGGAAAAACTTTAAAGCCTGACTCTCAACCCAATTTAACTCGCTTTTCCTTACTCCTAAAGCGAAAGGTATATTAATATCGTTAAAACCTTTTATTGTTACGAGATCCTGATTAATTACGTTTAAAGGTTCTGTCGAATATTCAGCGTCAGTCGGATCGAAAAAATCTAAAGTATGTAAGTCGCTGTAATCGACCTGATAATGAATATACGTACGTTTCCACGCCTCGTCGGTGTTTAGGTAATATTCATTCGTTCTTTTATCCTGATCGCTTAAACTAGGCGTTAACGTGTTTGTCGTCAATATTTGCCAATAATCTCGCCTTTCGATTTGTACTTTACCCTGATAAACTCTAGTTTTAGCATTAAACCAAAGTTCGACAGCCTTAATTAATTCGCCCAATGTACTAATCGAGTCCTGTGCTGTTGGATAACCTTTTGTAAAACTAAAATCGAGTTCGTTTTGTAAAAAATTAAAAATACTTTTTTTCTCTTTAAGCAAAGGAACAGGCATAAGCGTTAAATTCCTATTTTCAAAGAGTAAATCGGACTCTAAAGTAAAGCCTAAATAATCGCAACCTTTCTCGATTAACTCTCTTATTGTAGATCCTAAATAATATCGAATTTTAGGAAAAATTAATTGAAACATTTGTTCAGCTAATTTTTTTATAGCGATTAAAATAGCAACCGTATAGGCAAATTGTGCCGCTACCGTTATCGCCAAAGATATAATTTCTCCTAAAGGGGGTACAGGCGGAATACCGACATTTGGTGTAACAGCCTTTATTAAATTAGAAATCGCTGTCGATAGATCTTTTAAAGCCTGAATACCCTCTTTAGTCATTACAAATAAAGCGATAGATAAATTTAAGCCTATTTCGGGTATATTATCGGGAACGATTAAATACGGAATTTTAACCAAATCAAACGAAACCCCTTTATTCGCCATTAACTCAAAAGACAATCCGTCAGCGTTTTCAAAAAATAGATCT